TTGAAATGGGTTCGCCGACGTCGAGTCTCATCGACTGGATCTCCATGCCTGCGGGTGTGCAATTCAATGCATCTCCGATGAGTTTGGACATTGGCCACGCCGATTTGGACAACTCTTCATACACGACCTGTTTCTTCCTGGCTGAAACAATTTCTTCGTATTGTGTCGCGATGTTGGGGTTCAAAAACTCAAGAAGTGCAAGGCGTACTCCTGCAAAAAAAGCAGGCCCAATTGCAAGAAGCAGCACTGCAGCGACCCCAAGTTGTAACGCTGTGCCTGGTGTGGATATTCGTGCGGTAAAGCGTTGGATTCTTGAAGGATTGAATGCGGGGGCTTCAAAACGCATGGTTGCTAAGGGTGCAAGTGTTCCAATTACAGCAAGGGCGGCTCCAAGAGCCAATCCCCATTTGCCCCACCAAGTTGCCTCCTCTGGTACGCCCCGCTTCCTTGTTGCAGCTGCAACGCACACTTCATCAGGGATGAGGATCATCGGTTGGTTCACTTCATGTTGCTGAAGTGTGTGCGTTAACGTTTCAAGGAGTGATTGGGTATACGCTTTTGTATGGTTATGAAGCNATAAGGATGAAACGATATTTAAATAACGATTCGGATAGATTTGATCCACATGTTGATGTATTAGACTACGATACATCACGGAGATTCTTAGCATTTTTTATCTATGTAAATGATGTAGAAGTTGGTGGTGAAACAAAGTTTTTAAGTTTGTATAAGNCNGGAACTTATATACCNTTTACNGTTACNCCNAAANGAGGACGATTGTTNATGTTTCCNCCTATGTGGCCTTGGTATCATGCNGGTTTGAAACCAGAGTCTGGGAAGAAGTATCTTATACATTCGTATTGCCATTATGCCTAAAATACCTANTTATCATTACGTTACACATCGNGATACCGAAGAGCAAGCCTATCGAATAAANGAAGGTAAGTTTTCTGGTATAGTGTGGCTCTATGAAAATGTNAAGTTTCCTATCTATAANGATNNNGGTGANATGGTGTCACCAGAAGATGCTGATAAAATTCCCTTGACATTTGATATAGATGTGTTGTATAATCCTACTGATGAAGATTTAACTGATGGTGAGTTTCAGGAAACCGTTGGTGATATATTAATGAACATTATTGAAGAAAGTTTAGATCATGACCAAGTTGAATTTAGAACAGACAATTCTATCTAATCTGATTAGCAGTTCGGATTATACTAGAAAAGTAATTCCATATATTAAAGAAGAATATTTCCAAGACAGTACAGAGAAGGTGGTATTTAAAACCATTTCTCTGTATGTAGATCGGTATAAATCTCCTCCAGAAGATAAGGAGATTATAAAATTAGATTTACAGAAAGCTACTTTAAATGAAGAACAGTATAAGGTAGCGAAGGAGTATGTAGATAATTTATCTTCTGATATTTCGGAAGAACAGTTTGAATGGTTGATAGATGAAACTGAAAAGTGGTGTAAAGATAAAGCTATCTATAATGCTATTCTAAGTGGTATTCATATCATAGATGGCAAGTCTAAAGATCAAACAGCAGATGCTATCCCCGATATATTAATTGATGCTTTGTCGGTATCTTTTGATACACATATTGGCCATGATTATATGGAACAGTATGAGGAGAGATATGATTACTACCATGAAGTAGAGGAAAAGGTTCCGTTTGATTTAGAGTTCTTTAATAAGATTACTAAAGGTGGTTTACCAAACAAGACATTAAATATTTGTCTTGCTGGTACTGGCGTGGGTAAATCCTTATTCATGTGTCATGTTGCTGCGGCATCATTAATGATGGGTAAGAATGTATTGTATATCACATTAGAGATGGCAGAGAAAAAGATTGCTGAACGTATAGATGCAAACTTAATGAACATATCTCTGACAGATTTACATGATCTTCCCAAACGTATGTTTGAGAGTAGAATAGAAAAGATACAAAAGAAAACTCAGGGTAAACTTATCATTAAAGAGTATCCTACAGCGTCTGCTCATTGTGGACATTTTCGTTCATTACATAGTGAGTTGTTGTTGAAGAAATCTTTTAAGCCAAATATTATCTTTGTAGATTATATTAACATCTGTGCATCACAGAGATTTAGATATGGTAGTAACGTAAACTCTTACACATACATTAAAGGTATTGCAGAGGAGATGAGAGGGTTAGCCGTAGAGCTGAATGTTCCATTTGTATCTGCAACACAGACTACACGACAGGGTTTTACATCAACAGATATAGGACTTGAAGATACATCTGAATCGTTTGGTTTGCCAGCCACAGCAGACTTGATGTTTGCATTGATCTCAACTGAGGAGTTGGAAGGGTTGAATCAGATGTTAGTGAAACAATTAAAGAATCGTTATAATGATCCNACAGTNAATAAGAGATTCATTATAGGNGTTGAACGAGCNAAGATGANACTNTATGATGTATCNCAGTCAGCCCAAAAAGATTTAGTAGANACAGGCCAAGAAGATACTGACATGGCTGAAGTAGAGGATAGGTTTAAAGATTTCAAAGTATAATGTAGCATAAATATTAGCATGGAATCATTTAGAGAATATCTTGCTGAAGAATCAACAGCAGTTTCTACTGCATTAGAAACAGTATTAGGGGTTGCATATCAAGCAGCCTTTCAAAAAACCCCCAAGAAGCAAAAAGAAGTTTTAAAAGCTGGCATAGCCGCTAATGCTAAAGATTTTAATGTTACTAAAAAGTATCACACTTATAATGAGAAGAATTTACTAATCTTTGGTAAAAAGATTGTAAGTCAAATTCACGGTAATGGAGCATTTGAAACTCAAACAGGTGGGGCTCTTACTGCCGATTGGAAACTTTGGGGCGGTGTAAACAATACATCTAAAACAGACATAGTTGTAGGTGGTAAAAACTGCTCTGTTAAAAATGCAAATGGTGCTCAATTGATGAGTGCTAAAAAGGGTGAAGCTCAAGCAACTACAAATGCTGCAGCTATTATGGGAGGATTATCTAACAGGGCACAAGCTAATATTATAGGATCTTTGGAAAAGTTAGAACAGCAAACTACAGTAGGGTATTATGCTTCAGTTGAACATTTAAAAATATTAAAATCTAAAGGTACAGCGGGTCAAACTCTTTTTGATTATGCAACTCAAGAAAAACAGCAGTATGAAAAAGATTTAGCCGCATGGGAAGCAGACCCTAAAGCTTTAAAGAAAGATAAACCAAAAAAACCAATTGAAAGTATTTTGAAAATAGCTGATAATCCTGAGAAGGCATCATTACAATCTACTGTCATAGATGATGTTAATAAAACATTCTTAAAAAATATAGAAACTAAGTTTCAACAGAATGCTAATGATGCTTTAAATATTTTACAAGATACTTTTAAAAAGGATGCCAACTTTAAATTAGCTTTTGTATATGAAGCTGCTAGTGGTCGGTATAAATTTGGAAAGAATGCTGTACAGACAGCCAACTATATGTTATGTTGGAAACCTTCTCCAAGTGGGGTACAGGATTTTAAAATTAAAGTTTATTCATTACTAAAGGGAGTTCGTTCACCTATCATAAAGGTTTATGCTGGTAAAATAGATGTACAAGTTAATTGGAAATCATCTTCCACTTCAAAACATTTAGGGTATAATGCTTATCAGAACTTACGTTTAGGGGTAAAGGAAGTAACTGCAAAACAAAAAGAACAAGCCAATGAACATTATAGTGAAGTCTATCAGTATAGACAACAGTTAAATGAAGGACTCTTAGATGAGTTTGCATTTTGGGATAAGGTAAAAGAATTAACAAGTAAATTTGTAGAGAAAGCTAAGGCCTTATGGAGAAGTTTTATTACTATGTTTCGTGTAGCCATACAGAAAATTAAAGCAGCTGCTCAAGAGGGACTAGAAGCTCTGTCTAATGTTTTAGGTTTTGAAATGACTACCCATACTAATGCTGATCGTGATATAAGAATTAGAATCTGATGAGTGCTGCTTCTGACAGGCATGAAAAAATGGTTGCTGATGCCCTAGATAATTTAGGGTTAGTAACTGCTTCTCGACCCAGTGTAGGAACAGAATATGCAGATGTTTTGATTGAAGAATATAATGGTAAAAAAGTTAATACATGGCTAGAAGTTAAGATGAGTCATACGGATAACTTATCTAACCCTAGAGTATTCTATAATCATGGTAGATGGCAGACTACTTATAAAACTCCGGCAGCAAAAACAGCTATAGATGTTTTAAATGGTTCACCACAAGCCAAGCAGTTTGTTAAAGATGTAGCGACGTTTGCCAATATAGATCCTTCTAGGGTTGAAATTCCTACTACTAAAGGAGGATTAAGAGATCCAAATGCAGTTCCTTTAGATTTAATGAAGGCATATTTTGATCAACCTGGTATTACTAGGTATATAGCTAAAGTAGATAATTTTAATATGGGGAAAGTAGTGACTCTACATTATACTATTGGAAAGAAAGAACCTGCTTACTATATGCAAGCAGGAGATGACTTTTATCAAATTTCTAGAAAGAATCCTTTATCATTATCTAATNNAATTCCTGTGTTGAGTGGNAAGGGAGAATTTAAAGTTAGAGTAGCGACNAGAAGTAANTTTTATGAGGTACAGGCTGAAATAAAAATTATGAAACTCCCCAATAGTTCATGGTCTGTGTTACCAAACTCAGGGAAGAAGAANCCTTTTATAATATAANAATATTATAATGCAGATGTTGACNACANNANNCCAGATNTGATATAATNANANTANGATGAAAAATNTNTCCATATTNNTAACNGAAGATAAGAATACTCACCTTGAGCATCTTGAGGATGATATTCTGAATAGTGGCATGGCCGGTGGTCATAACGCTATTAATTTTCTATCTTCCCTGTCTGATATGTTACAGGGCTCCACCAAACGCCCGATGAATGTAACAGTCAAGTGGGATGGTAAACCTGCAATCTTTGCTGGTACGAATCCTGAGAACGGTAAATTCTTTGTCGGTGGTAAACATATCTTCAATAAGACACCGAAGATTAACTACACGACGGCAGATATTAAGAAGAATCATGGTACTGGTGGTCTGGCAGATAAACTTATCGTAGCCCTTAAAA